GTCCAGCGGGATGACGACGCCGCCGGCGAAGCTGCCGTCCCAGCCGACCGCGATGCCGCCGAGCGCCGCCGACACGGTGGGGGTGGCCGGGGCGGGCGGGGGTCCGCCGTTGACGACGTTGACGGCGGTGGTGCCGTCGGACTGCTGGCCGACCAGTGCGCGCAGCGATCCGGACCCGTCGCGGACCTCGATGGCGGTGTCGTCGATGCTGGCCGACCCGAGGCGGGACTGCCGTTCGATGGCCTTGAGGCGCTTTTCGATCTGGGCGAGCTTGGCGCCGATGTCCATGGATCAGATGCCTCCGTACTGGTAGGTGGCGGCCGGCTTGAGGTTCACGGTGGCCTGCGGGCCGCCCGGGGCGTCCGGCTTGATCGTCCAGCCGGTGATGCGGCACCAGCCGGTGTAGTCGGTCCAGGCGTTGTGGACGCGGACGTGGACGTCGTCGCCGACCTGCCAGGACCCGAAGGGGGCGGCTTTGGTGTTGCGGAGGGTGATCTGGTCGACGGAGCCGAGGGTCTGGCGCCAGGCGCGTTCGGCGTTCGCGCGGGTGGTGAGGATGTCGTCGCCCTTGATCTCGGGCAGGTCCATGACGTGTTCGAGGCGCAGGCGGCCGTTTCTGACGGCGGAGATCTGGCGGCGCTTGGCGCGGCCGTCGCCGAAGCCGGCGGCGACGACGACCTGCGCGTAGTCGTCGCCGGCCAGGGCGACCTCGGGGTCCTCGACGATGTTGACGCCGGAGGCGAAGGCGATGTCGGTGCGGCGGGCGCCGAGGCGGGGCCAGCCCAGCCGGATGCGTTTGACGACGTCGGTGCGGGCCGTGTTCCACGCGGTGGTGCACGTGTAGTCGGGGGTGGCTTCGCCGGAGACGAGGTCGTCGATCATGTCGCCGAGGTTGTTGTGCTCCCAGAAATTCGAGTGGTACACGTCCTCCGGGGTGCCGATGGTGCTGGTGGAGGTGGTGTCGTCGACGAGGACGCCGAGGTCGCCGTCGGCCACCGACTGCAGGTACTCCCAGATGTCGCGGATGACCTGGCAGCGGTCGGCGTAGGTGTAGGGGCCGCGGCCGCCGAACTCGCCGTCGAGGTCGTAGCGGTGCTGGGGGTAGGACGACCAGGACGCGGCCTCCACGCGCAGGGTGTCGCCCTGGGTGCGGACGTCCCACACCAGGCCGCCCCAGGTGATCTGGTCGTCCTCCTCGACGTAGATGCAGGTGGTGCCGGGGTCGAGGAGGGTGGGGTGCTGGGACAGCAGGCGGGGGGCGAGGGAGCCGGTGAGGGAGCCGGGCCCGGACAACTCGGGCCCGTACTCCAGTTCCCGCAGGGGCAGGGCGTGGGAGAGCCAGGTGCCGGTCAGGGCGTGCTGGGTCAGGATGCGGGCTGGGCTCACCGCGGGGCCTCGAGGAACTCGATGTCGGCGAAGAAGCTGGTGCTCGCGTCGGCGGTGAGGGTGCCGGTGTTGCCGGTGGTGCCGGTGGCCTGGGCGCGCAGCAGCTGGGTGGTGCCGCGGTAGGCGTCGGGGATGGTCAGCTCGTCGACGGCGGTGGCGGGCTGGCGGTGGATGCCGGTGGAGTTGGTGTCCAGGACGACGGACTGGGTGGCCAGCGATCCGCCGAAGGTGGCGCGGAAGGCGCCGATGAACTGGTTGGTGTACTTCAGCTGCAGGGCGTCGACCCGGATCTTGGCCTTGGAGGCCCAGGAGGGGACGGCGATGTTCCAGCCGGCGGCGGTGGAGAAGTTGTTCCAGCTGCCGTTGCTGTTGGTGATGTTGGTGGAGGTGGTGGCCGGGAACTGGGTGAGCATCTGCCGGTCGCGGCGCGGGTTCGCGATTTTCCGGATGTCGACGATCATGGCGTTCGTGATGGTCGAGGTGGAGGCCGGGATGTCGATCCTCGCCAGGGGGATGCCGGTGCGGCCGTCGGGGATCGCCGTCGCGGAGCTGGAGACGTTGGAGATGATCTGGAAGTAGGCGATCTGGTCGGTCGCCGGGTCGAGGGTTCCTTCGTACTCGGGATCCTCGACGCGCAGGATCAGCATGTCGGAGCGGCCCGCGCCGCCGGTCGCGGCGATGCTGACGCTGGTGGCGCCGGTGTTGGCGACCGCGTAGGAGCCCTGGAATGTGTTCGCGCGGCCGCGGACCACGCCGGTGCCGGAGGAGACCTGCACGGCGCCACCGGGGGTCCCGAGCTGGGTGACCTTCAGGTCGGTGCCGCGGGTGATGCCCTCGTTGTCGCGGGCGAGGTCGGCGACCAGGAGGCGGAACTGCTGGGCCGAGTGGGTGGCGCCGTCGACGAGGATCGGCTGTGGGATGAGGGCCATGGCTTCTCCTCAGAGGGCGGTGTACGCGTCGCGCCAGGTCAGGCGCATGCGGGCGGAGTTGGTGTTGTCGAACGCGGTCCAGCGGAACTCGTTCAGCCCGGGCGGGATGGAGAACTGGTCGATCCGGGACGCCGGGCTGAGCAGGGTGGTGGCGTTGCCGCCGGTCTCCCGGGTGACGGTGCGGTGCCCGGGCCGGGTGTCGATCTCCACCCACTGCCCCACCCCGAGAACCAGGCTCGCCATGCGCAGCTGCCGGCCGGTCTCGGCGTGGGTGATGGTGACGTTCGAGCAGGGCCCGGTGATGCGGATGACCGGCCAGGCGTCGGCGTCGCCCTGGTTGGTGGCCCAGCCGGGCCGGTCGGCCGCGGTCGTACCGGACTGCACGAAGATCGGGGCGGTGACGGGCGCTGCGAACCCGCCGCCGGTCAGCCACCCCAGCGGGATCTCCACGGTGGACTCGGTGTCGGCGTACCAGGTGGGGTCGGTGCCGACGAACTCGATGTCCAGCGGCATGTAGCCGTGCTTGACCTGCCCGTACTCCGGCTCCAGGCGCCGCAGGCGGCCCTCGAGGCGCCGGGCGGTGCGGCCCGGGCGCTTGATGCGCAGCGTCATGGTCGCGCCGCCGGCGAGCCGGACGGCGGGGTCGTGGGCGGGCTGCTGGAGGGTGTGGAGCATGTCCTCGCACGCGACGGGGTCGCCGGGGGTCTTGATGGCGGCGTCGATCTGCACGGAGCGGGGCGCGAAGTAGTCCGGGCCGGGCCAGGAGCCGTCCATGGAGGGCTGGTCCTGGTCGTTGTCCCGGACCGGGGGCCGGCCCAGGCCCTTGATGTCGATGATGTTGACCGTGGTGCCGCGGCCGATGACGGTGCCGCACAGGTCGATCTGCCCGTCGGTGATCTCAGGCTCAGGCACGGGCGTTCACCCCTCCCCTGCGGGCGCGCCGCATCTGCCAGCCGACCTGGGCACCGATCTCGGACGCGGTGGCACCGGTGCGCAGCGGCGCGACGTTGACGATGGTGTCGCCGTTCTCCCTGATGACGATGACTTTCTGTGAGGCGGCGAGGTCGGTGAGGCCGACGCCGAACCGGTTGGCGACGTCCCGCAGGACGCGGGTAGCGGAGCGGCGCTTGTTCGCCCCGAGGGGGATGAACGCCTCCCCGCCGGTGGTGGGCTCGGCGAAGGTGACGGCGCCGCCGCGGGTGGCGTAGATCCCTTCGCGGATGCCGCCGTCGGCGTAGGACAGGCCCTTGTTGGCGCGGGCCAGGTCGGCGAGGAACTTCGCCGCGCGGGCGCCGAGGGAGCTTTTGATCTGGCCGGACGCCTTGCTGGCGACGGCGATGATCTCGTCCTCTCCCAGGCCGGTGGTGGCGGCGACGTCGTGGATGCCGGTCTTGGAGCTGGTGACGGCGGCGATGATGGCGACCAGCTGCTCGACCTGGTCGGCGGTGAGCGCGTTGTTGGCCTGCTTGGCGGCCTTGTTCGCGGAGGCGGCCTTCTTGGAGTCCGACACGGCGGAGGCCGCGAGGTCCATTGCGGCCTGGTCGCCCTGGGCGGCGAGCTGCTTGGCAAGCTCGCCGTAGCCGCGGGCGGCGAGGGTGGCGAGGTTGTTGGCGAACTTCGCGTCCATGGCGGTGGCCTTGGACATCTGCCGGGTGTAGTCGGTCAGGGACGCCTTGGCGGTGGCGGCCAGGCCGCGCAGGGAGGCGGCCATCTTGTTGATGTAGGCGGTCGAGCCGTTGGCCATCTTCTTCGTCAGCTCGTAGCCGTCGCTGCCCATCGCGGCGAGCGCATCGGCGACGTCCCCACCGACCCGGTCGGCGACCTTGGCAAGGTCGGCGTTCCAGCGGCGGGTCATGTCGGAGGTGGTGCGCAGGCGCTTCTCGAGCGCGGTGAGGTCGAAGTAGTCGATCTCTTTGGTCTTGGTGACGATCTTGCCTTTGACCTTGACCTTGTAGGTGACCTTCTTCGTCTTGCGGGCGGCGTTCGCGGCGTCGGAGGGGCTGTAGAGGCTGCCGCTGGTGGGGTCGTAGCGCCAGTCGGTGACGCCGCCTTCGGCGAGGGCGGGGATCTGCCGGACGGGGCCGCCGGTGGCGTAGCCGGGCAGCTTGGGCAGGAGCTCGTTGTTGAGCGCGTCGAACAGGCCGACGCCGTACTTCCTCACGGCGGCGGCGCGGATGACGTACTCGGTGTTGGAGACGCGGGCCATGGCGCCGGAGGCGAACGCGGCGAGGATCGAGTCGGAGGTGGCGGTGCCCGGGCCGCGGATGTAGCCGCCCTGGGGGAAGGCCTGCATCTCGCCGCCGGCGGCGTAGCGCGGTACGGGCCCGCCCTGGGCGAGGTCGGGGCGGCGGGCGACGGGCACCTTGGAGCCGGGCTGCCCGACGCTGGAGAAGTAGGTGACGACGCGGTTGGTGACGGTCTTGCCCTGCATGCCGTTGATGGCGCCCTGGATGGTGGCCACGGCGGACAGGGGCGGGCCGGTGGGGACGGTGACCGACACCTGCCCGTTCTTCATGTGGGTGACCTTGAAGCCGAGGTCTTTGAGCTTGGCTTCGGCCGTGGCGGTCAGGGCGCTGATGGTGACGGAGCGGCCCTTGGTGTTGCGGATCATCTCCTGCACGGTGGCCAGGTCGGCGACCGCGGCGTCGGTGTTGGCGCCCACGTTGACGGTCTTGCCGTTGGTGGCGGCGAGCTTGGCGATGAGGAGGTCGAGCTGGGTGCGGGCTGCCGCCGTCGGGGCGGTGATCTTGTACTCGCGGGTGCCGGGGATCAGCTCGATCTTGTAGCCGATGTCCTCCAGTTCCTTCTTCGCCTCGGCGCCGAGCGCGTCGACCTTGATGGTCTTGGCCTTCGGCATGCGGGCGAACTCGGCCTGCACGGCGAGGAGCTCCGCGAGGGCGGTGTCGACGCCTTTGGTCTGCAGCAGGATCGACACGTCGCCGGGGATCAGGCCGAGGGAGTCGGCGACCTTCGCGGCCTGGGTAGCGTCGAGGTCGTACGCGCGGGCGAGCTGTATGGCGGAGGTGCGGGCGTTCTCCATCTCCTTGCGGGCGGCTGCGACCGACTGGGTGACGGTGGCGCCCTGGGAGTCGGCGAAGTCGTAGGCGGCAATCGCGGCGGAGGCGGAGCTGTCGGAGATGGTGTTGAGGGTGTTGAACAGGTCCCGGCCGTTCTTGGTGGTGGTGTCGATCTGCCCGTTGGCCCGGACCAGGGCATCGCCCCAGCCGTCGGACTGGTTGATGCCGGCGGCCATCGCCTCGTTGGCCTGGGAGATCGCCTCGTTCACCCGGGCCTGGGCGGCTTGCAGGGAGACCGAGCCGCCGGACAGCAGGTCGAGGGCGTCGCGCAGGGCGCGGGTGCGGGAGTCGGCGTCGGCGGTCTTGTCCGCCAGCGCGGCGACCGCGCCCTTGAGCCGGTCGTAGGCACTGGCGCCGCCTTCGGTGCCCTTGGTGGCGGCAAGGAGGTCTCGGGCGTTCTTCGCGGCGGTCTTGGAGTCGCCCGACATGTTCCGCAGCGCGATGGCGGCGGCCGTGTACTCGTTGGCCTTGTCCATGAACTGGTCGCGTTCGCCCCGGGGGGCGGCTTCGAACAGCTTGACCTGTTCGCGGGCCAGGGCGCTCATCTTGCCGGCCAGGTCGTCGACGCTGGAGCTCTGGCCGAGGTAGGCGTCGGTGAGGTCGGTCAGCGTGTAGCCGTACTTGCCCATCACGTCGGCCAGGCTCTTGCCGGAGCCCTTGAGCTTGGTGTTCTGGATGTTCTGGGCGGCCTGCTGGCGTACGGACTCGGTGATCACGCCGTTCGATTCGCGGAGCGAGGTGGTCAGGCCGTCGATGTTCGCGCGGTGCTCGGCGGCCTCGGCCGACGCCTTCTGCTGGGAGGAGGCGAGGATGCCCAGGCCGACGGTGATGCCGGTCAGGGCCAGACCCCAGGGGCCGCCCATGGCGCCGGCAAGGCCGCTCATCGCGGTACGCATGCCGACGCCGGCGGCGGCGCTGGCTCGGGCGACGCTGCCCGCGAAGCCGGTGGCCTGGGTGGAGGCGCCGCGGAAGGCGGCGCCCATCTGCCCGATGACGGGGACGCGGGACTGCAGGACGGCGAACGCGGCGCCGTAGCGGGAGATGGACTGTCCGGCAGCACCGGCGAGGCTGCGCTGGAGGGCCATCTGCTGGTTGAGGGAGCTGAACGCGCCGGTGAGGCGTCCGCCGACGGTTCCGGCGAGGTTCTGCGCCATGGGGACGACGCGGCGCATCAGCAGCATCGCGAACACGGCGGTCTGGATGGGGCCGGGGAGGGAGGCGAACATGCTGACCAGGCCGCCGACGAGGTGGCCGAGGGGGCCGAGGATGCCGGTGAGGAACGCCGCTGCCGTCGCGGCCCCGTCCAGGGCGACGACGATGAGGTCCATGACGGTGGCGGCGCCGGTGCCCTCTCCGGCGACCTCGCCGAGGGCGCTGACGACCGGTGTGACGCCGTTGACGAGGTCTTCCAGAACGTCGATGACGAGCTTGCCGGCGGTGAGGATGAGGTGGAAGCCGGCGGCTATCGCGTCTCCGCCGAGCTCCTTGAACGGGGAGAGCATGTCTCCTGCGGCCTCACGGATGTCGGCGAACTGCCGCTTGGCGGCCGCGCCGATCTCGGGCCCGAAGAGGGTGGCGGCGGCGTTGAGGTAGTCGAAGAAGTCTTCGATCTTCGGGGTGGCGGAGGACAGACCGGAGGTGATGCTGCGCACCAGGTACTCAAGGCCGGGGGCGAGGCCGTCGTAGATGGTCAGGCCGGTCTGGCGGGCCTGCGTCTTGAGCTGCAGCATCGCACCGGACAGGCCCTTGCCCTTCGCGGCGGCGATGTCGGCGGCCGCGCCGGTGTCGGAGACGGCCTTGATGAGGGCGTCGTAGGAGTCGGTGCCCTGGTGCGCGAGCGCGATGGCGCCGGACATGGCCGGTTTGCCGAACGCCTTGGCGACGGCGGCGGTGAAGTCCTTCTGGGACAGGTGGTGCTCGGCCTCGCCGAGCTTCTCGACGATGTAGCGCAGGCCCTTGAAGCGGCCTTCGGTGGTCCAGGCCTCGATGCCGAGGGAGGCCAGGCCCTGCTTCATCAGCTTGGTGGGCTTGGCGAGGTTGGTGAAGATGCCGCGCAGGGTAGTGCCGGCGGTCTGGCCGAGGATGCCGGCCTTGCCGAGCATGCCGACGCCGGTGGCGGCTTCCTGCATGGAGACACCGAGGCCGTGCGCGACGGGACCGGCGTACTTCATCGAGTAGTAGATGTCGATGATGTCGCCGGAGGCGCTGTTGGCGGTGGCGGCGAGGGTGTCCGCGGCGACGGACGCCTGATCGGCACCCATGCCGAACTGGTCCATCATGTCGCCCAGATATTTCGCGCTGTCGGCGGCGTTGACCTGGGCGGCGGAGGCGAGCTGCAGGGACGCGCGGGTGGAGGAGATCGCCTGGTCGGTACGGAAACCGGCCTTCGCGAGCTCCACCATCGACTCGGCGGCCTCGGTGGCGGACGCGCCGGGCAGGGAGAGGTCGTTGCCCAGCTGGTTGGCGGTGGCCGCGGCCCGCTGCATCTGCACAGCGGTGGCGCCGGTGACGGCGCCGAACGTGTTCATCGCCTGCTGGTACTCGTTGCCGTTCTTCAAGAACTCCGCCCCACCCATGGCGAACGCGCCGCCGGTCAGGACGGTGGCCAGCCCGGCGAGCTGCCGGCGGGTCGATTCGGCTTCCTGGCTGTAGCGACGCAGCTGCCGGATGCCGTCGTCGCCGATGCGGCCTGTCTGGCGGCCGGCGCGCTGCGCGGCGTCGGCCAGGCGGCCCAGGTCGCGGATGACGCCGTTGATCTGGCCGGACATGCGGGCGAGGTCACGGCCGGCGTCGCGCGAGTTGGCGCCGAGGCCGGACAGGCCCCGGTTGGCGGACCGGGCGGCGTCCCCGTACCGGGCCAGGCCGCGGGCGGAGCTGGAGGCGGCGCTGCCGAGGCGGGCGACGTCGCGGGCGGCGGAGCGGGCGTCGCGGCCGAGGGCGCGGATGTGGCGGGTGGCTGTCTGGGCGCTTTGGCCGAGCTGGCGGACGTCGCCGCGGGTGGCGCGGGCAGCTGTCCCGAGGGCGCGGGCGTGGGTGGCCGAGGTGCGCAGATCGCGGGCCAGGTCGTTGCCTGTACCGCGGATGTCCACGCTGAGGTTCCAGTTGGCCACCGCGCGCCCTCCCTTCTACTCGTCGTCCCAGCTGCGGGGGCCGCGCTGGGCTTTGATCAGCTCTCGCTGGGCTTGCAGGGCGGCGTGGATCTCGACGGGGACGAGGCTGACTTTCTTGCCGTGCAGGTCGTGGCCGAGTTTCTGCAGCTCCTCCTGCTTCTCGGCGATGACCTGGCAGCCGACGCAGAGGTTGACGGAGGCGATGTAGCGGTCTTCCTCGTCCGGCCCGCCGTGGTCCCAGTCCTCGTGGCGGGTGCCGCACTGCGGGCACACGGTGCGCTGGTAGGCGCGGTAGGCGAGCGCCTTGGCCCGGTCGCGGGCCGTCCACGTCCCGTTGCCGATGCCGCGGAACTGGGAGTGGGGGATGCCCCAGCGGTCGCACAGCTCGAGCTCGGTGCGCAGGCGCTCGTCATGGATCAGCCTTTTCCCAGGTCCATGCGGGTGTCGGACTGCAGCGACCAGCAGGTGTTGAACAGGGCAGCGGCCTCGCCCTCGCCCCACTCCTCCAGGAAAGTCTTCGCGTCGTCGACGGTGATGCCGTCCAGGGAGCAGGCGGCGATCAGCTCCGGGCCGATGGTGTCGACGTTGACCATGAAGTCGTTCTCGGCCTGCTCCTCGGTCGGCGGGTGCGCGGCCTTGAGGTCTTCGAAGTCGCTGCGGCGCATGGCCTGGAAGCGCAGCACGATCGCCGCCTCGTTGAACGCGGCCTCGGCGGCGTCCACGTCGGCCTGGGCGGCGTCGGCGGCGTCCTTGGCGTCCTTGCCGCCGGTGTCGGCAAGGTGTTCCTTCGCGCGGCGCAGCGCGAAGCGGGCGACCTCAAGGTCCCGCTTGACGTCGAGGTCGTCGCAGATGGTCATGGTGGCGATCGGCCGGGCGCGGTTGCGGAGCCGTTCGCGGGTGGCGGCCCAGTGGGCGTCGGCGGCCACTGCTGCCGGCGGCGGGGCGGGCGTGCTGCTGGTCTTGGCGGGCATGTGGTGGTCCTCCGTCGGGGAAGGGGACCCGGCCGGGCGCCGCAGCGCCCCTTCCCGAACACGTCGGGCCCGGCCGGGAGCTGAAGGGGGGTGGCTGGTCAGGGACCGGCGGCCGGGACGGGAGCGTCGAGGGCCGGGGTGTCGGTGATGGAGAACTTCACCATCCACTTCGCGGCCTCGTTGTCCACGGTGATCGCGGAGGACTTGGAGGCGACGCGCACCGGGTAGACGTCCATGCTCTTGGAGGCGGGGACGTCGCCCTTGCGGAGGATGATGATGAACCCGGTGGTGCCCTTGGCGAGGGCCTCTTCGAGGGTGGAGGAGGTGTCGTCCTCGTAGAACGTCAGGCTCGAGTCGGCGGCCTGGTCGTCGCCGGGGATCTTCGAGGTGAACGTCGACTCGAGGTCCGGTGTCTCGATCTCCTGGTTCTCCAGGGCGAAGCCGTCGACGGCGGCGATGGCCTTGGTCAGCGGGGTGGCGTCGGTGATCTCGGTACGGGTGGGGATGTAGGAGGCGGCGGCGATGGTCTCGGCGAAGAGGATCTTCGTTACGCCTTTGCGGGAAAACCTGCCCATGGTGGGGACCCCTTGGTGATGCGTACGGCTGTCGGGCGGCCACCGTTGGTGGTGGCGTCCGCGTGGGGTCCCGCCGCGGTGCGGTCCTGCGTCGCCTGCCCGTGAGGGGTCAGGCGGGGGTCAGGCCGAGCCTGAACCGCTGTACATAGCTGATGATGGCATCGGCGGGATCATTCGTTGCCCCGGGTTCGGTGTCGAGCTGCCGGCACATGACCTTCGCGCCGGGGACGTTCAGGGGCCGAAGCCACAGGCCGGTCGCCGGATCGCGGCCCAGGATCGCTTCGCGGACGTCGTCGGCCATGTCCTCGGCCTGTTCGAGGTTCCCGCTGCTGCCGGGGCGGGCCGGGTCGGGCGCGGAGACGGACGTGACCTGGTAGACGAGGCTGATGTCGTCGTTGTCGTCGGCCAGCGGCGGCCCGTCGAGGGTGGTGTCGAGGGTGTAGAGGATGTAGTAGCGCTGGCCGGGGTTGTTCGGCATGCGGCCGCGGCCGACGGGCAGGCCGGTGGCGGTGGTCAGGAGTGTGGCCAGCGCGATGGTGACGGGCCGTCGGGCGATCACGACAGGGCCTCCGCTACCGCGAGCCGCATCTGCGCTTGCAGGATGCCGGCGATGTAGGGGATGGCGGGGCCGACGTGCGGGAACGGCGGCTGGTTGTAGATGCGGCCCAGGGAGTCGGGGCCGAAGAATCCGAACTCCAGGCGCCGGCCCTGCGGGCGGGTGGTGCCCAGGGTGCACCGTGCCCCGTAGGCGAGGGGGTGGGTGCTGGTCTGCCAGGAGTTGCGGTAGTTGCCAGTGATGACGTTCGGTCCGGGCCGGCCGGAGGCGTTGCCGCGGATGCGTGCGTTGCCGAGGGCGCCGGTGTGGGCGACGCCGCGGCGGATGGCGGGGCCGAGCCGGTCGGCGGAGTTCTCGAGCCGGTCGGCGAGCTGTTCGGGGGTCACGGGGTATCTCCTGCCCGGATGCGGTTCTGGTCCAGGGCGGTGATGCGGACGGCCTCCACGGTCGCGGCGCGGGACTCGTCGGCGACGATCCAGGACCTGCCGATGAGGGCGGTGTTGGCCGGGTTGTGCACGGCGGTAACGGTGACCTGGGCATCCTTGGGGAACGCGGGCCCGTCGAGGGGGGTGAGGAGGCGGTAGCGGGACTTCGTCTCGGTGGTCCAGGGCAACTGGGAGTCGGCGATGGCCAGCAGGTCGCCCTGGGCGGAGGCGGCCAGGATCGCGCCGTCACCGCTGTACAGGACGGTGTCGTCGGGGTAGGTCAGCTCTCCGGTGTCCGGGTCGAAGACGGGTTCCCCGGTGGCGGGCAGGACGACGCGGACGGTGTCGACGAGCAGCTTGTCGCCGATCCAGGCGACGACTCCGGCCAGCGCCCGGTCCAGGCCGCGCATCAGCCGTTCCCCCTCGCCCAGTCGGCCAGCTGCGCCAGCATGGCGCGGGTGAGGGCGTACCGCTGGTCGTCAAGGTCGTCGCGGTTGAGGGCGGCGTCCTCCAGGGCGGCGGGGCTGATGTTGGTGAGGAACGCGACGATGAGGTCGGCTGGGTCCTGGTCGTCGGTGAGGACGACGTGGGCGAGGCCCTCGAACAGGGCGCCGCCGGCCGGGTGGGCGTGGAGCATGACGACCGGAGCCTGCCCGGGCTGCTGCTGAATGGTGTAGCCGTGAACGTGGTCGGTGATGTCGGTCTCGTCGAGCAGGACGCGGCCGGTGATGCCGTTGCTGGTGATGGAGACCCGCCGTGGGGTGGAGCCGATGCCGGGCACGGTCATCCTGTGGCCTCCCTGGCGATCAACCAGCGCCGTACGGTCTGGTTGTGGCGCGCATCGGCGAGCGCATTGTGCTCGGCGCCTTGCTGCTTCGGGAGGTCGTCCCAGGCGAGGCCCTGGCGGGACCGCTCCTGCTGGATGTCGTGGGTGAACATAGGGACCCCTTCTGGGAGGTCGATCATGCGTCCCCAGAGCTGGGCGAGGCAGACGTGGTCGTAGGCGCCGTAGTTGGCCCACAGCCGTACGTCGGGGCCGGAGGCGCGGATGAAGTCCATGACCTCGTCCGCGATCTGCTTACGTGGCTTCACCGCCTGGTTGGCGTAGTCGAACAGCCACGACTGGGGCATGTGGTTGTTCCAGTCGCCAGCTGGCTTCGGGAGGTGCGGCACGACGTTCTCCATGAGCCACTTGTGCTTGCGGATCCGGCGGCGCAGCTTGCGGCCTCGCCACCAATCGGTGAGGTCGCGGTTGACCGCGTAGTACTCGCGTCCGTCGTCGGCGACGATGCCGATCGAGATGAGCTCGATCGTGCGGCCGTCCTCCAGAAACTCAAGGTCGTAGTCCAAGTTCATGGGTCAGTCCTCCCATCCGGGGGCGGGCCGGGTCGGGTGGGAGGCCAGGACGCGGGAGAAGTCGCTCCAGTACGGGGGCAGGCCGTCCCAGGTGTTCGTCTCCGGGTCGAAGACGGTGGAGTGGACGAAGATCGTGTGGCAGCCGCGCTGGCGGGCCAGACGTACGCACTCGGCGGCCTCGTCGGGGTGGCCGACGCCGTGGACGAGGTGCGCGAACCGCTCGGGCGGGTACTCCCGCATCCACGCCGGGAACGTCGCGGCCCGGTAGGCGTCGAGATTGCCCTCGAAGGTGACGACCTGATCGGCGATGTCGCAGTAGCCGCGGTAGGGGACGACGCCGGGGTTGAGGACGACGTAGTCCATGCCGTGTTCCTGCTGGCGCAGCACCGTCAGGGCGGTGGCCTCAAGGTCGGCCTGTCCGGAGGGGCACTGGTCGAGGAAGCTGGCGGAGAACCCGCGGTCGGCGTAGAGGTCGGCGTCGGCGTTGTTGAAGAAGTCGTCGCGTTCGCCGTAGCCCAGGGGGACGTAGCCCAGGACGCGGATGCCGGCGTCGCGGACTTCGCGGGCGGCGTCGTACAGGACGGCGTCCTCGCTGGCGCCGGGGCCGTTGTCCTGGTTGAGGACGACCCAGTGCACGGGGGCGCCCTCGATGGTGATGGCGGCCCAGGCGGATGCCTTGGTGGCTGGGTGGGCGTATAGGGGGATCCCGGCGCCCATGGTCGGCGGCATCGGCACGGCGTTAGTCCTTCTCTTCTCGGCGTTCGGCGCGTGCGGCCTGCCAGGAGCTGATGTGGCCGATCGCGATGGCGTACCAGGACATGCCGACGAGGTAGGGGATGGAGTCCTTCCACCACAGGATCGTCGGCGGCAGGAGGACGACCCAGGCTCCGAAGAGGGTCAGGTGCAGGCGCTTCCAGAACGTGGCGCCGCTCATATCGGCATCCCTTCAAGGTCGGGGAGGCCGTTGAGGTCGGGGCGGGGGATGAACGCGCGGATGCAGCCGTGGTGGGCGGAGGGGTACAGGGAGCATTCGTCGACGCTGCGGATGGTGCCGGCGGCGTGGTCGATGTCGCCGTGCTGGGTCCAGCCGCAGCCGGGGCCGTCGGTGACCTGCATCCACTGCACGTCGAGGTCGAGGCGGGCGAGGTTGATGGCGCCGCTGTTGGTGGTGGTGACGGCCTGCCAGGACAGGGCGGAGCGGGCCCAGTCGCGGACGGGGTGGCGGGCCTGGTTGCTGTAGACGACGCTGCCCAGGGGGTGGTCGGCCAGGAGGGTGGGGGTGTCGACGCCGGTGTGCGCGCGGGCCTGGTCCTGGGCGGCGCGGGCGAAAGCGTGGGCCCGGCGGACGGCTTCGGTGACCCGGGAGATGAGGTCGGCGTAGTACGTGGCGGTGATGCCGGTGATGGCGGCCTGGTGGGCGGGGGTCCAGGCGAACAGGCGCAGCGGCCAGTCCAGGGACCGCAGGGCGCGCCAGGCGCCGTCGCGGTAGGCGGTGGGCAGGTCGGTGGCGGCCCACCGTTCGGTGAGCGCGCGGGCGGCCCGCTCGAAGGCGCCGACCTGCTGGTTGAAGTCGAGGACCGCGGCGCGGGTCAGGGCGGTCGCGCCCCGGCCGGGGCGGATCTGTTCGAGGCGGCGGAGCAGGAGGTCCTGGGCGCGGGTGAGCTGGCGCCAGGTGGTGGTGAAGTCGAGGGTGGCCGCGGCGATGAGGGCGATGAGCTCGGCGCGGTGTTCGTGGCCGGCTTCGCGGGTGGCGGTGGGGGTGGTCATCGTCGGGGCCTGGCGGTGAGGCGGATGAGGGCGATGGAGTCGTCCTGGGCGGTTCCGTCGCCGTCGGGGTCGGTTTCGTCGGGGGCGAGCGGGATGCCGGTGCGCAGCTCGGCGATCTGCCGTTCGATGGCCTTGATGTTCTCGGTGTAGGCGACGGCGACGACGGAGGAGACGTTGACGCTGGCGGGCTGGTCGTGGACGAGGGCGGCGCGGCGTTCGTAGAGGACTTCGAGGGCGACGGCGCGCGCGGTGGCGAGGCGGGTGTAGCGGGTTTCGAGGTCGGCGAGGTCGGTGCTGGTGCCGAGCTGGCCGGTGAGCCAGGCCCGTACGGCTGTGTCCACGGGCTCCTCCTCGAAGGGGTGTGGGCGTGCGGGGAAGGGGGGACAGCGGGTGCGGGCCCGGCCCTGGCGCCCCCACCGGGGGCGGGCCCGCACGCCGCTTACTGGCCGCCGGTGCCCTCAGCGGCGGCCGTCCGGCCCCGAGCCGGAGTCTTGGCCGCGGTCTCCTTCGCGGCCGTCTTGGTGGCCGTGGTGGCCTTGGGCTCGTCGGACGTGTGGTCAGCGTCGTCGGAGGTGGTGGCCGAGTCGTCGCCAGAGGCGTCGCCCGGGCCGGCGCCGGAAGGGCCGCTGCCCTCCCCCTCCGGGCCGTTCGGCGACTCGGTCTCGGTCTTGGCGGTCTTCGGCAGGCGCGGCAGCTTCCCGTCGACCCAGGCGGCCGGGTTCGTCACCAGGGCCGCCAGGCGCGGCTCCGGCAGCGTCCCGGCGTCCAGGGTCACGGTCTGCCTGCTGTCGGGATCCTGCACGTACACGGTGCTTACGAGCTGGGCTCCCATGGCTCACCACACCGTCGCAGCGATGTGGATGTCCGGGGTGTACATGACCGGCAGCGCGGCCGCCGAGCCCTTGGTCCACACCTGGACCGGGTCGTCCTGGTAGCCGGAGGTGACGATGATGCCCGGCGCCTCGGACCGTTCGATGGACGGGTTGCCGCCGGTGGACAGGACCAGGCCCTCGGCGGTGAGGCCGTACTGGGTCTCTGCCATCTGGCGGGTGTTGGGCGGCAGGAGGAAGAACATGTTCTCCGGCAGCGCGCGGACGTCGGTTCCGTTGTCGAGGGGGATCTTGACGTCGTAGGTGGTGATCGGCGGCAGGCCGTAGCGGCCGCGGACGACGTTGACCTCGTTCGGTGCGAGGACCGCGGTGGGGATGGTGGAGGCGGAGTTGACCGAGCCGTAGTAGGCGGCGCGGTAGGAGTCGTTGCCGAGCATCAGCGCCCACGTCTTGTAGGAGGTGAGGGCCCGGCTGGGCAGGGGGGCTCCGGAGGCGCGCAGGACCTCCATCCAGCGCATCTCGTCGCCGAGGATGTCGGCGGTCGGGTCGGTCCACGCGGTCGGCGCGGTCGGCATGTTCGCGGCAGGGACGTTGTGGTTGGCCTCGAGGGTGAGGCCGTTCTCGCCGGTGAGGGTGAACTTGCCGTCGACGAGGAGGTCGCCGGCGGCGAGCTCCATGCGGTGCTTGATCGACAGGACGTGGGCGGCGACGTCGTCGTAGATGGCGTTGACCAGGTCGTCGCCGTCCATGCCGCGCGAGACGTTCTCCAGGATCGTCTCGAGCTCGCCGACGATGTACTTCTGCCCCAGCGGCAGGAGCTTGCCGGAGGTCGCGAACTGCGTGATCTCACGCGTGGCGACCTTGGTCTGGGCGTCCCACGCGCGGTAGGACGCGGCGGCGACCCGGCGGCGGGTGCCGCGGACTTCCCACTTGACGGAGTTGACCGTGCGCTCGGGGATGACCGACTGGGTGAGTTCGTAGTCGGCCGGGGTCTGGATCTCGCGGACGAACGCGTTGATCTCGGTGGCGTTGATGTCTCGGAGGAGGACCTCGAGCATGTCGTTAGGCATGGGGGGTCCCCTCTCAGACCTTGTAGACGAACGACTGGTTGGACTCGGCGGACAGGTCCGTCGGGTCGAAAGCGACCGGCAGCTTGGCGACGTCGATCTGGCCGTGGACCATCAGCGGCGCTGCGACCTTGGTGGACGTCGGGAAGAAGGACACCTCGGTGAAGAGGAACCCGGCGAAGTTCTGCGTACCGGACGCGGAGCCGGCGGCGCCGCCCGCGGTGGTGGTGGCGATGGTGACGCCGGGCGTGGACCCGCCGGTGAACGAGGCGGTCGCGGTGGGCTGGGCCACGTTCTCTCCGAGGTACTGGCCACCCCAGGTCAGGGTGTAGGGGCCGCCGGCCGCGCCGGTGACCGCGACGTCGCCCGGGTTGACGTTCGACAGCGCCTCGAGCGCGGTCTGCACGGCTGCGGCGGTGGCGTTGTGGGCGATGGCCGTCGTGGTCTGGCCGGAGAATGTGATCGTGAACGTGCCGCCGGTCGGCGAGCCGGTGATGGTGACCGTCTGGATCTCGTTGGTCAGCGCGGCGTACGGCTCGAACAGGCCGGTGGTGGTGTTCTTGCCGAGCGGGATGCCGGACTTCAGCTTCCGCTCGGGCTGGTACTTCGACGCCTCCGTCCAGTGGAGGTCCTCGTCGAAGGCCGTGAGGTCGAGGGTGACGGACTGGTTGGCCTCGATGCCGAGCATGCTCATCAGCCACGGACGGCCGACGGAGAGCGTCTCGGTGGTGGTGTACGGCTGGATGTCCACGCCGTGACCCCTTTCGCGATATCGCGGGATACGTGAGGGCACCGCTTGGGGGTGGTGCCGTCCACGGGGGTGAGGGCGTGGTCCCTACGTTGTGCGGTCTGTGGGTCAGGCTGCGTCGTCGTTGCGCAGTCCCATGTCGGCTGCGCGCTGGCGGGCGGCGGTGCGGATGGCGTCCTTGGTGCCGGCGGGGGTGCGCGGCGGGGGCCCGCCCGCGGGGGCGCCGGAGGGTGCGGGCGGCAGGGTGCCGGCCGGGGCGGGGGCGCCGAACAGGGCGCCGCGCCGCTCCTTGAGGGCTTCGGCGGCCGTGGTGATGGCGGTGTCGTCGGCGTCGTCGGCGATCCGGCTGCGCAGCAGCTCGAAGGCGTCGTCCTGGTCCTCGCCGGTGGCGCCCAGGCGCAGCAGCGCGGCGCGGATGCGGGATTCGCGGTCCCGGGCGGCGGCCGCGGCTTCCTTCGCGGCGGCTTCAGCGATGCGGGCCTCGAGGTCGCGTTCCCGCTGGGCGAGTTCCTCGGCGCGGCGCTGCTCCTCGGACAGCTGGGCCTTGCGGGCCTCGTCGGCCTGCTTGAAAATTTGCGCGAACTGGGTGGGGTCGAACGTTTCGGGGTCCAGGCCGACGGACTCGGCGATCGAGCGGAACGCGGCCCGGCGGCCTTCTTCCTTCTCGTCCCGCATGATCGTGTTGAGGCGGCGCTGGGTGAAGGTGACCTTTTCCTCGTCCGGCGTCGCGGGCGCGGCCGGGGCGGGCTGCGCGGTGCGGGCCAGGTCGGCCGGGGTGGGTACCGCGGCAGGGG